TTGACTAGCTCTTCATCATCTACAATCTTGGTATCACTTGCTTTTGCTTTGTAGTTAAACCAATCATCAGCTCCTTGTGCATGTTGGTATAGTTCATAGAAGTTATTATTCATGCCTTGGGGTGTACCAATAAATACACAATAACCTTTTCTATCTGATAGTGCAGGTCTAATTATTTCTGGAAACAATCTTTCGTTTACATTTGCATACTCATCAATTACACAACCATCAAGGTATATTCCTCTCAAGCCATCTGAGTTTTCTGAACCTAGTAATGTTATTCTGCTGCCATTCGGCAAATCCACACGCAACTCTGTTTCGTTAAATTTTGTATAAGGTATCTTTGCTGTAAATTGTTTCATATAATCCCAAGCAATACTTTTCGCTTGTTTGAAGGTGGGTGCTATATAGGCATACCTAGGGTTCTTGTTTTTGGACAGCAATGCTGACCTAATTAGGTGATTGATCATACATACTGTTTTGCCAAACCTTCTATGACAAACTAATACATTCCATCTGTTCTCTGATATTTTCTTATGTAGATATGCTTGATGCTTTCTTGGTGTGTAAGGTATTTTAATATCCATTATAATTGTTTACCCCATCTTATTCTAGGTATTGCTTGTACCTCTTGCCAAACTCTATTAGCTCTAGTAGTCCAACCAGTATTTTTTTTAAATGTTTGTACTTTTGTTTCATTATTAAAATTTACAGCTTTTAAAGATGATCCGCTTTCAGTTGTAAGTGTATATGTAATGATCTTTTTACCACCCATACTTTGCCAAATCTTAATTGCTTTTGCATATAAAAAACTACAAGTTCCTTTTGGTGCATCATCTAAAACACAATTACGATTTATTTCTAAAGTAAATCTATTATCTAATTTTCTAGCAACAGGTCTACCAACTATAGCGACTCCTACCAATTTGCCTTGATATTCTGCACCTATGCTAAACTTATGACCTCTACAATTTTTGTTATGTCTATGATGTTTTGTTACAAATTGATTAGCTTCTTTCAGAGATAAGGGTATTACTTTTAAATTTTTAGCCATATCTAGTGTATCTTTTTGCTAGGCATACTATCTACAGCTTCAAAGTCAAAGCTAATGCAAAGCATAACATAGTTGATAAATAGCTGCGAAGCTACTTCTGTTGGAAAACCAACAAACTTAATTATGACATCATTGTTATCTTTATCAACATAAGCAACTGATTCTATATCTTCTAGGTCAAAAGGATTCATATACCATATCTAGTTTATTTGTAGTGGTCTGGCAAGATGAAGATGTGGGTGTGTGTAAGGGAGTCCTCGAGTCCCATGTATATATACGTATAGTTTGGCGTGTCGTTTTTGGGGTATACCCACCCTTGCAAAAATAAAAAAATGTTGTTTAAGGGTACAATAATTATACAAATTAGTGTTTCGATAATAGAAAGTTATTGGTAATGATTTAATTTTTAAAGGGAATAGATAGGTCAGTATTGTTGACCGATATTTTAACGCTAAAGCCAGGCGTGGCAGCGTGTAAAAGAATTGTAACTTTATTCTTTAACTTTAATCTTTTTAATTCTTTTAAAACTTCCCTTACCTTTTTTACTTTGTTTAATTCTATTTCTATATTTTCTTTTAAATAGTTCTTTTAATAATATATTTTTAAATCTCATATTATTATTATAATTATTATTCCAGGATCGCACAAAAAAAAACCCACCAATAAAAAATATTATCAGTGGGTTTAATTGTTTAATATTAATCTATAAAAGATCTAGCAATATCTAAAGCCAAAACTAAGAAACAACCAAAAGCTAAAACAAAGCCAGTAGTTGCCATTGTAGGAACTAAAGCCATACCCAATGCAGAGCATAACGCAAGTAGTACCCATTTAATTATATATAACATATTATCCTTTTTATTTGTTTAAGCTCAATATAATTATACAAAAAAGATATGTCAACTAAATAAATACATTAGAATTATTTTAAACTAAATACTGTTGCATAAATATCACACATAAAAAAAATATACTTTTTGTATTGACTACAATAAATATATATGTATATGATTTGTATATAAACAAACAAAGAGAGGAAACAATGACAACACTAAATATAAATGATCCAAAGTATTACGATCCATTTTTAGAAACATTAAGAGAAAATACTAAAATTAATAATCACAATGAGAACTGTAGTTTAATCGTTGAGAATTTTGGTTTTAGTGATGAAAAAATATACATGAGAGACATAACAAAAATAGTTGAGAAAAAAAGACATATTCCTCACTATGTACAATTAGCTAGAAATTATATGGTTAAATGTATTTTGTTTCGTATGGAAAATAAAACTTTAGCTAATAAAATACAAGCTAGATTATAACCAATAGAAAGGAAAATAAAATAATGATTAAAAATATATTAAACTTTTTAGATTATGTTTTATTCCTGGGTATGTTCTATATAATATATCTAAGTTTAAAACATGGACCACAAATAGAGCAATTAATAATTGAATTAAAGGGGGGTGTGATATGAATAAAGATTTTAAATGTGATGAGTGTCAAGAATTAGACAGTGAAAACATTTTAAATTATAATAATGTTTTATATTATTTGTGTGATGATTGTTATAAAGATCACATGAAAGAAAGTGAGGAGGAATAATGGATAGATACGAAAATTATGTAAGAGAACAATTTAAAAGATTAAAAGAAACTGATTATGGTTTTAGTGTCAAAATATTTGACGGGTTAGGTAACACTACAAATACAATGGAACTAACACCACAAAAAGCTAAACTAATATTAAAAATATTAAAAGAAAAAAGGGGGGAATAATGGACATAAAAGAATTAAAAAAAGTAAGAAAACAAATGCTTGATAATTGGTTAAAAAGTTGTCCATTTGTTTTTATAAATAAAACTTGTCCTTGGGATCAAGAACATTTAACAAAAATTATATTTAATTTAAGTCAATTAAAAAAAGAAAGCGAGGAATAATGATTATTAAATTATTTGGTAAACAAATAACAATCAATAATAAAAAATGGCAGCAAGATTTATTAGCTTGGTCATTACTATATAGAACAGAAATAGTAATTGCTATTGCAGCTTTTATTCTTGGGAGTATTATATTTTAATAACATGAAAAATAATAAATGGGAGTTCGGAATCACTTTGCTACAAGGCATATTATTCTTACTAGCTCCCATTTATTCTTGGAGCTATAATATTTTAATAACAAATAGAAAGGAAAAACAAAATGATAAAAGCAATTAAACTATTAGGATTTAAAAGTTGGTTAGAGTGGAAAAAAGAAGAACTAACTTATAAATTTAAACAACGAAGATATTGGAAAGCAGTTGAAGTTTTAGATGATGTACTAGAACAAAAACTTGAACAAGTAAGACAAGAACCAAAAGAAAAAATGTGGAAAGAACAAGCAGAGGGTTTAAGACAAGCTATTGAATTAATTGAGGAAGATATACCATACCTTGATCCAAATTATTAATGAATAAACAAATAGAAAGGAAAAATAAAATGAAAAAAATAGAATATCAAGATGCAAAAGATGATTATCTTTTAAATTTAAAAGAAGATGATTGGGATTTTTATTGGAATGCAACAGATGAAGAAATAGAGAGAGATTTTTTATATCATTGTTCAATGTATGATGATTTAAAACATATAAAAAAATGAATAAACAACTAACACAACAAAATTTAAGGGAGTTAGCAAAGCTGACTCTCTTAAATATTTTAAGTGCTAAAGGTCTTTATTATCAGAAGTATCAGAGATTGTATCAGCAGAAACATCAATCAAGTTATCCTGGTTATCTTCCCAAGAAATTTTAATTGTACTATCTTGCTTAACATCTAACTTTTGTTTTTCTTGGAACATAGAAGATAATCTTGGACTTAACCATTTTAAAAAATCTTTCTTCTCTCTTAAAAATAGAAGTTCATTTGGCTCAATAGATGCAGGATCAGTATCAAATATTTTTAACATTTTTTCAACAAGTGTCTTGATACCTATTTCTTGTGCTTTCTCATACTCAGCTTTAAACTTTGGATTTTGCTCTAAATACTTGTAGAAAGTCATCAAGCTGATGCGTAAGTTTCTTGCTACGTCTATGCTTAA